AAAAGAGCAATTGCGTATTTCAAATCATTAGAGCCGCAACAGCCTAGTGAAAGGTTTTGGAAGCCACAAGATAAAATGGTGTACGCTTATATAGATTTACAATATAAAGATGGTGCTACAGACACAGTTTATAGTAAAAATGGTGCATTTGATGAAGCAAGTTTATCCTATGCGAATTGTTATAAAATGGAAGAAGTGGAAACAGTTAGAAAAGACGCTGCTAAAATGCGAGCAAGACAGATCATTCAACGTACTGCTGATCAATTGCATGGGGGTAGATATGAGTTTGTGAAAAATAAATACAATAACCATGTTAGATATATGAATGGATATTTAAGTTGTGCTGAGTCTACAAAAAATAACACAGGTAATATTTATTTTGAATCAAATGAAATTGCAGAAAAATGCTTAAAACTGTGCCAAAAAGAATACGAGATTTTGTTAGATATTGAGGTTGAAAATGGAAAATAAAAAGTTCGACGCAAAAGAATATGGTAAGCAATGGCGTTTGAAAAATAAAGAAAAAATACAGCAATGGAACAAAGAATTTTATCAGCAAAATAGAACAGAAATTTTAAAAGAGTTAGCTGATAAGAGAAAGGGAAATAAAAATGACTAAAGGATCTGATTACGTTTCAAAAATCAGAAATGAAAAGAGAAAATATTTTTTAAATAAAAATACCAATGAAAGAATTAAATATACTAAGAGCGAAAAAAACAAAATAAAAACGATAAAAATTGAAGAATTTAATGAGTTGATCGAAAATAAAGGTTTAAATATATGACTGATGACTTAATACACGAAGGCGGCCACAAATACCCTGAAGGAAAAAATAGAAATCTAGTTGCATCTGTCCTTATAAACGATATTGATAGATTGGTTTTTAAGGGAGAAAAATATATTTCTAATGATGATTTTTCTTTTGGTTATTCAAAAGGTTTCATTGATGGCTTAATTACTGCGAAATCTATAATTGAACATAGGGAAAAAGAGAGGAAAGAAAAATGAAAAAATTTAATTGTTACATATGTGAGCACGAAGGTTTACCAGAAGATGAGAAGAAAAGATTCAGAAAAGATGGAGAAGACGATGAAACAGAATATATTGTCATTGAAAGCGAAGGTGGAAAAACTAAAGTTTATCATGACGATTTAGAGCCAGAAGATTGTAAGTTTTGTCGTGATTTATCTTGGATCGAAACAGAAATAAATAACGCCTACCGTTTAGGTTTAAAGCATGGTGCGGAAAACAATATTATGATACCTGAAAAAGTACCTCCAAAAAGAAAAATACAAGTCTCGATAAAAATTAATGCAGATGATTTTGAATCGTTGCATCAAGAATTTAGAAATGTTTATCTCGAGAAAATAGGAGAAAAAAATTTTATTCCTAGTAGCGTTTCTGGTTCAGTTAGTTCAAGCCACATGTACGGTTGCATTATTAATTCCGAACAAACAGCAGAAAATTACCAGCGTGAATTAGCTGATTACATAGAGGGGAAAAATAAATGAGCAATACAACTTTCGACGCAAAAGAAGCGGTTAAATACATGCTTGATGGGTTGAGGATTAAACCTGTTGAACCTATAGCATTTGGAAATTATTTTATAGAATATTTGTATTTTGAAAATAATAGTTTCAAATTCAAATATGGAGATTTTATAAATAATATTGATTTACTAGAATTTTTGCACTTTAAATCTATTTTTTGTTTAGCAGATAAAAACCTAGTGAAGTGGTATCGGCCAACTATTTTTTGGAAAAAAGGATTACCTCCAATGAGGTTTCAAAGAGAAGAGGAGTTTTTTTATAGAACAAAAGAACAATTTTTTGATGAAAACACTTTTTTTAGTTCGAATATGAAAGTTTTAGATTGGGAAGAAAAATACGCACCAGCAACATATGAGGAGTGCGAATGAGTAATGACGCAACAATAAAGATAGGAGACAAAGAGTTTAAAGGTATTCATGTCTCACAATTGGAATTTAAAACAAATAATTATAAAAAAGATGTTATTTTTCAAAATAGAGATGGTTCAATTTCAATAGTTCCAATGATTATTGATTGGAAGCCATTAGAAGAAATAACTGGGGTTAAGCAGGTAGAATTTGAAAGTGTTAAAGGAATAATTTTTAAGGATCAAATATGACAAATTTTGGCATTTTAATAGGTATAAGTATAGCGTGTGTAAGTATTTTCTTTATCGGTGAGAAAGTTGGAAGGAAACACGTTGAGTATAAATTATGTGAGATTCTTTACGAGAAACGAGATGCTTTTGAGCAATGTAAAGAAAAGAGTGTAGAGGAAATTTTAAAAGAAGTAAGAAAGGTAGAAGAATGAACCTTGACATTAAAGCAATAGAACAAGCAGCAGTCGAAGGTTATAGCTTAAGTTCTTTAAGCAATAAAATAGGAATTAGTCACACGACTTTGACAAATCATTTGAAAAGAAATGGCTACACTGATATTCATAAAAAGCTTAAGCAAAATGGACTAAGCATAAAAATAAATAATATGAACCTAATAATGAGTGGGGTTAAAAAGAAATGAATTCAATTAAAGAATTTTTAGCATCTGCAAAAAATGAAAAAGAACGAAAGCAATTTATAAAAAAAATAAAAGACAATATACAGAATGAAAACAAAAAATATCACGCAGGACATTTTGAAAGCATTCCTGTGCAAGACGAATTTAAAGATAAAATTGTAAAGATTTTCCGAGACAATAAATATCTAGTTCAAATTTATAATCAAGATGGAACAACAAGATTAAGCATTAACAGAACAGAGATAGACAATAATGGTGATTGGCTTCAAGGTATATCTTGGGATCAGTTAATGTCAATCAAAAGTGAAGTTGGTTACGGTGTTTTTGAAGCAGTAGAGGTTTATCCAAGAGATAAAGACGTTGTTAATGTTGCCAATATTCGGCATTTATTTATTTTAAATGAAACTTTAGATTTTATATGGAAAAAGACATGAATAATTTTTATATAGTAGCTCTAATTTTTTGCGGCATCATAATTGTTTTTTACATGACAATAATGACCAAGCTAAAGAAAAAGCTTGAAGAAAAAACAAGCGAATGCGGATACGAAAAAGCAATGAAAGATAAATACGAGTCTTGGTATGTAATCCAAAACTCAAACGCTTTCATATTGGAAAATGAGATGAAAATAATGGCTAGTGAATTAGCAAAATTGAAACTAGAAAATGAAAGATTAAAGTCATGCACGTAACAATATTTATATTAATGACTGGATGGTTCGTTACGTTTATACTTGCAATGATTGTGATTATTTATTTGATGGAGAAAATTAAATCTTTAGAAACTCGAAACGAACAATTACGAAACGAATTAAGATCAACGCTAACAGAATTAGTTAGCTTTAAAACACTGCACAGCTACAAGGACGTAAAATGAAGCGACTGACTGCATTAGTTTTGAGTAATAGCAATCTAGGATTACTTGCTAAAAAAGCTCTTAAGTTATTCGACGGAACTATTGATTTTTCTAAGTCAATAGATTTTGTTGAAAAAGCATCTAGGTATGACACGCAACAAATAAGAGCGCAATTTGATGATTGCTTTTTGGAAGATGAAAATGTTAGTGTCGAGATTATGATTACAGTTACGAAAAAAGGCAGACCAGTTTTTTCTAGTGATTGACTTTTAAAGTAAAATTTATACTCCGATTTGAGGCCAACTTAAAATTTTTAGGTTGGCTTTTTTCGCGCCTAAATTGTACCATAAAAAAAACCACCAGTTTGAACCAGTGGTTTCTTCTATCTTCATCGGATAGAATATGCATCGAAAATCAAAATAAGGTAAAAAATCCCAACATGCAACAAAATATTGAATACATTGAAGAGTTGTGGCGTTTATTTCCGCACTCATACGCTGAGAAAATGAGTCATGGTGAATGGAAAGCATACGAGTTTTTAAAAATTATTAGCGTTAAAATAGCCAAGGCAATAGCGAATGGTGGCGGAAAAATAATTGTCGAAGTCCCTCCCCAATTTGGAAAATCGACTCTTATTTCACATTGGACTCCTATTTGGTTTCTCGACTCATTTGAAAATAAAAAAGTAATACTTGCTACCTATCAAGCAGACTTTGCAGCAAAGTGGGCTAGAGGAGTTCGAAACGAAATAAATCAAAATCCCGATATTACTGTAAAAGTTTCCGATGACAATTCTGCTGCTGACTCATGGACAACAACTAAAGGCGGTGGAATGCACTCGGCTGGTGTTGGTGGTTCTGCAACTGGTCGTGGTGGTCATTTGATTATTATTGACGACCCGACAAAAAACTGGGACGAAGCAAAATCATTTACCTATCGGGAAAGAACTCACGACTGGTTTAAAACAACTATTTTTACTCGTGGTCAAAAAGATTGTGTCTTTATAGTTTTACAAACTCGCTGGCACGAAGATGACTTAGCTGGACGTTTGCAAAAAGAGGGAGGCTGGGACGTTATTCGCTTCCCAGCATTAGCAGAAGAAAACGATATTTTAGGACGTGAAGTTGGTGAGTCTCTTTGTCCTGATAGATTTGATGTAGAAAAGCTTTTAGAAATTAAACAAACAATTGGATCAAGATTCTTTTCAGCTCTATATCAGCAAGCTCCAACTCCATCTGAAGGAGAATTATTCAAGCGTGACGAGTGGGATTTTTGGGACGTATTACCTGAAAAATTCGACGAAATAATTCAGTCTTGGGATATGACTTTCAAGGACACGAAACAATCTGATTATGTAGTCGGTCAAGTTTGGGGTAGGGTTAAAGCTAATTACTATTTGATTGATCAGGTTAGAGACAAAATGTCATTCACCAAATCGAAAGCTGAGGTGGTCAAACTGACAGCACGACACCCAATGGCAACAGTTAAATTAATCGAAGACAAGGCGAACGGAACGGCAATTATTGATACCCTAAAGGAAGACATTGACGGAATAATTGCAATCAATCCTACCGAGAGTAAGTATGCTAGAGCTTCGTCAGTTCAACCATTGTGCGAAGCTGGGAATGTTTTTCTACCGAATAAAGAACGCCACCCGTGGGTTAATGATTTTATTGAGGAGTGTACTTTTTTTCCTAACGGCAAACATGACGACCAAGTAGATGCTATGAGTCAAGCACTAACTAGGTTAAAATTGAAAAATAAAGAAATTTCGTTTACTCTATCAGGTATGAATGACCTGTCAAAATCAAGCACATGGAGAAATTAAAAAATGTCAAATACAGAACCTAATAAAAAAATTGATCCAACTTTAGAAATGGGAGCGACAGGGCTTCGTCACTCTGGTGGTTACATTGATGAGGAATTTTTAAAAAATCTTACCGGTGAAAAAGGCATAAAAATATACAAGGAAATGGGAGACAATGACGCAACAGTTGGCGCTATTTTATTTGTTATTGAAATGTTAATTCGTGGCGTTGAGTGGAAAATACAGGAGTCATCGCAAGATCAAGATGACATGTTTAATGCAGAATTTATAAGATCAAACCTAGATGACATGTCGCACACCTGGAGCGATTGCATTACGGAAATTTTATCTAGTCTGCAATATGGTTTTTCTTGGCATGAAATAGTTTATAAGCGAAGACTTGGCGACAACAAAGACCCAGCAAAAAGAAGTAAGTATACAGACGGATTAATAGGGTGGCGAAAGCTTCCAATTCGTTCGCAGGATACGCTTCAAAATTGGGTTATAGACAAAGATGGTGGCGTTAAAGGCTACCACCAAATGGATATTTCGTCTGGAATTGACGTTGTAATACCGATTGAAAAATCATTGTTGTTTAGAACTAGATCAAGAAAGAATTCACCCGAAGGAAGGTCGATTTTAAGAACGGCCTATCGTCCATATTATTTTAAAAAGAATATTGAGAATCTTGAGGGCATTGGTATCGAAAGAGATTTAGCAGGTTTACCAGTGTTATATGTTGCTCCTCAACTTTTAAGTGTGAATGCAACTCCAGAACAAAAACAAGTCTTAGCAGAATTTAAAAAAATAGTTACTTCTGTTAAGAGAGATGAACAAGAGGGTATTATTTTACCAAGTTCATTCGACGAAAATAATAATAAAATGTTTGATTTTCAATTGCTAAATTCTGGTGGTAGCCGTCAATTCAATACGTCTGAAATCATTCGTCGATATGATCAAGCAATTGCCACAAGCGTTTTAGCTGACTTTATTTTATTGGGTCACGAAAAGGTTGGATCATTTGCTCTTGCTTCGTCTAAAACAGCTATGTTCTCGCAAGCTCTTAGGGCTTGGTTAAATATGATTGCAGATGTTTTCAATCGCTATGCTATTCCAAGACTTTTAAAAATAAATGGAATTCAATATGTGAAGCCTCCTATATTAACTTATGGTGACATTGAAACAGTAGACCTTACTGAACTTGGCGGTTATATTTCTGCTCTTGCTGGTGCTGGTATGAACCTATTTCCAGATGATAAACTTGAGGCTTATTTAAGGTCGCAAGGAAACCTACCTATGAATTCAACTAAACATGAAAGCTTGTAACGATGAAACCTATTCGTGAAAAGAAATTTATATTTAAGTACACAGGCGTACGCGCGCCTGATGACTCGAAATGTCGTTGCGCTGATAAGTTTTGGAATGACGAAAGTTTTGATATTGAAGTTGACGACGAAGGAAACGAATTAGTTAAAGTAGAAAAGGCTGTGGGTTCAAATAAGCGAACTCGTGGCAAGTATATGACTCCTGAATATCAAGCTTTACATAACGTCACTAGAAAAATCAAGCCAGCTATTCAGGTTGGTATCGAGTCAGGGGTTAAGGCTTTTCGCAAAAAAATCAACTTGCATGACCTAGTTAGTGCTTTAGACCAAGGGGATTTAATTAAGGTTCGGCAGGTTGTCCCTTGGTCAGAACTTGACGATGAGCTTAAAAAAAATTTAGAAAGCGTGATAGAAACTGGCATAGCCGAAAGTGCTGCAAAAAGTAAATTTATATTTAAGGGAGCAATTAAAAGTCTTATAGGTGTTGACCCAAAAATAAGATTTGACGTAACTAACGAGCGAATAAAAAAGTATGCAGAAAAGTATACTGCCACTCTTGTCGAAGGAATTAGGAAGCAGACGCAAGAGGCTATTTCCTCCTTTGCAATGGATGCAATAAATCGAGGTATTCCACCAAGGCAATCAGCAGATAAAATTAAACAAATTGTCGGACTTAATAGCCGTCAATCCCAAGCTCTTATCAATAGGGAGCAGCAGCTAATTAAAAGCGGTTTTAAAGGGACAAAACTCGACGCTGCTTTAAATGATTATAGGGATAAGCAATTAACCTATCGAGCTGAAACAATCGCACGAACAGAAGCTTCATTTATAAATAATAATGGACTGGCTATGATCGTCGAGGAAAATGTTTCAAGCGGTTATATTGACCCGTCTGCTGCAAAAAAGAAATGGGTTGTAACTCCACACGACAATATTTGCGATGTATGTTTACCAATGAACGGCCAAACGGTAGGAATATACGATGACTTTGAACTCGATGACGGACAGTCAATCTCAGTTCCACCAGCGCACCCGAACTGTTTATGTGGGTGGTCGCTCGTATTCGATTAGAATAATTGCCTCAACGAAAGGATTTTTAATATGTCACAGAAGCTTCTTAATAGATGGAAAAAACTATCAAATGACTTCACAAAGAATGCAACGGATAATAAACCGACGATTGAAATTCTTAAGGAAGCAATCGAATTGCAGCGAATTGCAGGAAATTTAGAAATGAAAATTCACAAAAATAGTTTAAGCAAGGCTTGCATGATTTTAAAAGAGTCAGAATTTTCGATAGGAACTCATACCCATACGCTAAATAGAAAAGCCAAAAAAGCCAATGACGATGGAAGTCATAGGCATGTTTTTATTTTGCCAGACGGTTCTTTATTAATGACCGAGGAGGGTGGCAATCATTCTCATGCAATGGGTTTCGAGGCTACCGACCTAATCACTGAAAGCGGAAGTCATAGCCACGAAATAATTTTGCCAGACGGAAGCAAAATCACAACGCTCAATGACTCAAGTGAACACGACCATCAACTAAAGGTTATGGACACTTGTTTCGACGGAATTCATTCGCATTCAATTAAATTGGGTGACGGAACAGTTATCGATTCAATGTGGGGAGGTGAGTACTGGGAATATTTAAATACCAATGGAAAAAATCTACTTCCTGCAGTCGTCGAAGATAAGACGTTAGCTCAACAACTTTTTGAAAATTTAGAAAATTCTCCAGTAGAAATAAATTGCCTTAATTATTTTGATCAGGAGAAGGTCAAAGAATGGTGCAAAGATAAAACTTGTTTTGCTCAAAAAATTCCAGATGGAGTCACAACTTTTATCAGTAAAAACAGTGACTTAGTATTCGTCGCAGGAACTCATGAGCTCCTTAGCGATGAGATTTCACTTTATTTTAATGCGATAAAATCCGACTTCACTTTCGAGGTGGTCTTGTGTAAAGACGAGTCAGGTTATAAAATATATTTACTCGATGTAATAAATTTAGCTGGCACAGACATGACAAATAGTCCGTATAGCGACAGAATAAAGCAACTGAACATAGTAATGAAAATTTTAGGTGGAGAGGCTAACCAGAAAATATCATTGATTGAGTCTAGGAAAGTGGCTAGTATATCTCAAATCAAAGACATTGAAAGTTGGATAACCTCGGACTCTAAAACATCAGCCTTAAGACTTGTAGAAAAAGACTGCAAAAATACACCTGATGAATTAGCAACAAAAATATTTAAAATGGAAAATAAACCTATGCCAAACCAAGAACAATTCTCTGTCTCAAAAGAAAATTTGACTGACGAACTTGTTTTAATTTTGGCGGCTCTTGGTTATGATCCAGTTGCTAAGGAAACCGAAAAGACCTTACCTGAAAAACTTGCTGAAAATTGCCAAACAGAAAAAGAAGTCAACGCAACCATTTTGAAATCTGACGATGATAAAAGGTTGGTAACTGGTGTCGTTCTTGAGCCAATGTATATGGACTTGGAAGCTGACATTATGACTAATGAAGAAGTCGAGGGAGCAGCACATAGGTTTTTAAAAGATCATAGAGTCATTGGCTTTAGGCATAAAACGAAAGCCATAGCGACTGTTGTTGAGAGCTATATTGCTCCAATAGATTTCGAACTAAATGGACAAATGGTCAAAAAAGGTTCGTGGATTATTACAGTTTTTGTTCAAGATGACGAACTATGGAGAGATATTAAAAGCGGGTTCATCCAAGGCTTTTCAGTTGGTGGTTTCGGTCAAAGAACTAAATTAACGTAATAGGGGTATTAAATGTCATTGACTCTTTTAAGCAATCTTCAACCATATGAGGTATCTTTCGTACCTCGTGGAAAGAATAATAAAAAATTTTTAATCACTAAAGAAGATGGAGAAATCGAAATGGACGAATTACTTAAGGCTTTACAAGCAAGTGGCGGTTTTAAAGATGGTGCGAAATTCGAAACAGTTATCAAAGAATTTTCACTTAACGAAAAAGAACAAGCTGCACTTAAAGGTATTTTAACTTTAACCGATAGTGCTGGTATTAGTTCTGACGTATTCACGAAAGTTCTAAAAGGCATGGATAAGTTAAAAATGACTGACCTTGATCCTAGCGAACTAGATAAAATCAAAAAAATGTGTAAAGATGAATTGACTAAAGAATTTCAAGAGAAAGAAAAATCTTTCAAAGAAAAAATAACAAAAGAATTACTAGAGGAGAGTTTTAAAATGGTTCCAGTAAAAAAAGAAGATGGAAGTTGGGATTTATCAACTGTTGACGAGAAGTTAAAGCCAGCTCTAGAAGTTGTTTTTAAATCAAACGAGCATTTAGAAAAGACTAACAAAACTTTAGCTGACGAGTTGAGAGTTGAACGCGACTTAAGAGTAACTAAAGAATTCAACCAAAAAGCAATAGCAATGGGCTATGCAGGCGACGAAGCTGTTTCTGTTGCTAAGTCATTGAAAGACACTTATTCAATTTCTAAAGAAGCTGGTGAGTCGCTTGAAAAAGTTTTAAAGTCTGCTGCTGACAAAGTGAAAGAGTCAGAAGTATTTAAAGAATTTGGTACTACTGGTGGACACCAACCAAATTCAGCGTGGGAAAAAATCGAAAAGTCTGCTGAAACAATTCGTGCGACAATGCCTAATTTGTCTCAGGAACAAGCAATTGATTTAGTAATGAAAAACAACCCAGCTTTATATGCTGAGTACGAAAAAAACGCTTAATTAGTTTTTTGTTTTAAAGGTTCATTAAACAACTAAAAAAATTATTTTTATTTTTGGAGAAAAAAATTATGTCATTTGAAATTAAAGGTATGAGTGTTGGAACAGAAACTGCTGATGCGGATTGTTCTGCAAAGCAATTTTACGGTGTTAAATTCACGTCAACTGGTTTTGCTGTTTGCGGAACTTTAGGCGAAGAGTGTGATGGCGTTTTACAAGACAACCCAACTTCTGGTTTAGTTGGTGCGGTTCAAGTTTCTGGAGTAACTAAAATGGTGGCTAACGCTGCTATTACAAAAGGTGCAAAAGTTTCTATTGCAGCAACTGGAAAAGCAACAACAGCTCTTACTACTCATTACATTTTTGGAAAAGCTTTAGAAGCTGCTGGAGCTGACGGAAACGTAATCGCAGTATTAATAACTAAGTCTGCAATTTTGCCTTAACATTTTTTTAATTTTTATAGTTTCGTTTTAACTTATTAATCTAATTTTAAAATCAGGAGAAAAATACAATGCCTCAACCTACAATAAGATCGACACACGTTAACAAACCGTTGACTAACATTTCTATTGCTTACATTCAAAATCCAAATAACTTTATCGCTGAGAAAGTTTTCCCAGCTATTGGAGTGCCTAAAAAATCAGACTTGTATTTTAAGTATGACAAGGATTCTTGGTTCAGGGATGAAATGAAGCAACGTGCACCATCAACTGAATCTGCTGGTTCTGGTTACACTATCGACAACACTCCAAGTTACGATTGTAAAAACTGGGCTCTTCATAAAGACATTGACGATGATATGAGAGCAAACGAAGATGCTCCATTGAATTCTGACCGTGACGCAACTTTATATTTGACTCAAAAAGGTTTGTTGAAAAAAGAAAAGGAATTTGTTGCTAATTATTTCAAAACTAGTATTTGGACTGGTTCATCTACAGGTGCAGACATTGATTTGACTGCATTAAAGTGGTCAAACTCTGCTTCTGATCCAGTTAAAGACATTGACACTCAAAAGGCTGCAATGTTGGAAAAAACAGGTTTCGAACCGAACACTTTAGTTGTTCCAATGTCAGTTCACAACATTTTAAAGAACCACCCTGACATTCGTGACAGAATTAAGTACGTTCAAAAAGCTGTTGTTACTGAAGACATTTTAGCGATGTTATTCGGTGTTGAAAAATACTTAGTTGCCAAGGCGACTAACAACACTGCAATTGAAGGCGCTGCTGCAACTATGGCATCGGTATTCACTCCTAACGCACTTTTAGCTTATTCAGCTCCAAGTCCATCATTGATGGTTCCGTCTGCTGGTTATATTTTTAACTGGACAGAATATTCTAGTGTTGGTGCTCGCATCAAAAAAATCAGAAATGATTTAATCAAGTCTGACAGAATTGAAATCGAAACTTCATTCGATATGAAGCAAGTTGCAGCCGATTTAGGTGCATACTTCATTAACGTAATTTAATTTCGTTTGCTTGAAAAATATATGTTGCTCTTTTCCTATTTGATATATGATTAGGGCAACATATTTTAAAATGGAGAATCGAGAACACTATGGAAACATCGACAATACACACTTACAAGGCACTTAAGTTTTTCAAAGGTCTTAATTTAGAGGGAAAAGAAGTTGATTTTGCTCCAGATGATATCATTGATGGGGTTGAAAATTGGCCTACTTTTGAAGCTCTAAAGAGAATTAATTGGATTACTTCTGTCTCGGTTATTGCTAAAACAGCTCCAAAACAAGCTATTAAAGCACCAGTTGCAGTCGAAAAAGAACCGGTAAAAGAACCTGAAAAAGCTGTGGAAATTGCAATAGAGGTTAAGCCTGAAGTTGTTCTAGTTAAAGAAAACAAATCGGAAGAAACTGAACCAGAAACCACAGAAGTTTCATGTGAAAAATGCAACAAAATTTTTAATTCTAAACGTGCGTTAAGCGTACACATTAAAAGAGCACATTAAAAATGAGCACTCTAAAATTTTCATATTCTGGAAATCCATCTTCGTCTCAAAAGGACGAGGTTAGATTTTTAATTGGCGACACAGATGCCGATAGACCAATGTTAGCAGACATGGAAATACTTTATTTAATAGCAAAATATGGATCAGCTATTAATGCCTCAATTCAGGCTGCTCTAGCTTTAGTTGCTAAATTTTCTAGAATGTCAGATGAAAGCGTAGGATCAGTTTCAAAGTCATATAGTCAATTAGCTGAACAGTTTAGAAAGTTATCGAACGACCTACAGAAAAAGCAATCAATTGATAGTTGCATGCCATACGCTGGAGGCATTTCTGTTTCTGATAAAGTAGCGAATGAGAATGATTTAAACCGAGTTGACAATTTCTTTTATAGAGATTTGCATAATGAAACTCCTCATTCAACAGGCTCTATAACAAGTGGTGACGAGTGAATTTTAAATTTGTTAAATTGGAGTTTTTAAAAACATGTCAAAAACAACCGACAAAGACTTAGGTATGAAAGATATTTTAGCCGAAATAGAAAAGGCTAAAAAATCATTTGTTAAGGTCGGAGTTTTTGAAAATGCTGAACCATACCCAAACGGAACAACCGTTGCTGAGGTCGCTTTTTGGAATGAGTACGGAACAGTAACCATCCCACAGCGATCTTTTATTTTTTCTACTGTCAAAGAAAATAAAGATAAATGGTCAAAGGAAATTTCTTTAGGAATGAAAAGCATTTGTAATGGAACGTCAAGTGTAGATAAAGTTCTTAATACCATTGGCGTTAAAATTCAAGCTGCTATACAAGATAAAATATTAAACCTAAATGATCCGCCAAACTCACCTTATACAATTGCTAAAAAAGGTGTCAATAATCCACTCGTAGACTCGAAACATTTGTGGAGAAATATTGCTTATGAAGTTGTTATGGTCGAAGGGAAAAATAAATAATGACAAAGAGAAATTCAAACTCTGACTTGCACTTTAACTTATACCGTGACTCACAAATAATGAATGACGGTGAGCGAGTAGAAATACAGCGACCGCACAAGGGAACATATAAAAAAGGAATTTTTGTTAAGTCTGATTTTTATGACTCCTTTTTTATTAAAGCATCCATTCAACCAGCCTCAGGGGATCAAATTTTGCAAGTGCCTGAGAACGACAGAACGAAACAGGTGCTTAATATTTTCTCTCCTACTGATCTAGTTAAAAATGATATACTAGTCAGAAATGGATGCAGATATGAAATTCAAAATATTCAACACTGGGGTTCGCACTCAGAATCATTGGCGGTATTAATAGATGTCGTATAATAATGTTTTAAAAATTTCTGATATCAAGGAAAGTATTTATAAGTGGGTTGCTTCTCTTAAATTCGTTTCTATCAATAACAATATTGTTTACGATGAGCAAAATCAAAAAAGACCAGTAGGCGATTACGTATCTTATAAAATCCTAACGCTTCCAACTAAGCGTGGAACTGACTCTCAAATTCATGTTTCAGGTGATAACTTTAAATTGTCAGGACATAGAACTTTCACGGTTTCAGTGAAGTCATATGGAAAAATGGCAGCTCAAATTATTACTGATCTTCATAGCTCGCTTGAAATGGATTCGGTTCGGTCTATATTTCGTCAATATAATATTTCGATTTGGGAGCATGGTTCGCCTCGTGATATTTCTGCTATGCTGGAAACAGGTTACGAGTCTAGAGGTTTTTTAGGTATTACTTTTGGAACTATGTCGGAAATAATTGAAACCTTAGGTCACGTAACTAGTGCTGGTGTCGAAGGGACTTTTACAGACGTAGACAATTCTACCGTTGTTTTAACAGACGTTATTGAGTCGGTTTAACTTTAATATTTTTTATTTTTGGAGATTAAAAAAATGAGTAATTCAATTAATTCGGTTGTTGTCGTTAATATAACGAGAGAGACAACCACAGTTTCACAAGCTGGATTCGGCACAGGAAACTTCCTCAGTAACGACGCACGTTTTACTGATCGAATAAAAAAGTATGCTGACCTAGACGAAGTGACTTCAGATACTTTAAGAGGAGCTGACACGCTTGCTTTTGCGACTAAGTATTTTGGTCAAACAATTAAGCCAGAAGCCTTATATGTAACTAAGAAAATGAATGACGTTGTGGCTCTTTATGACATAACTTTCTCTGCTGATTTTGTAGCGTCAAATGTAATCGACATGTCAATCAATGCTGTTACTATTGCAGACACAACTTATGCAACTTCTCATGCAGCTACACTTGCAGCATTAGCGGTTAATATTGCAGCTCATGCAGACGTTGACACAGCAACGGTTACTGGTGCTAGAACTATTCGTGTGGCTGGTTTAACTGCTGGACTTGCAATTGCTATAACTGCAATTACTGTAACTGGTGGCGCTTCTCAAGCAACTGGATCATTGGCATTAGTCGCTGCTCCTGACACAGTAGGAACAGATGTTGCTTCAATCACTGCTGCTCGTGATGTTTTAGATGATTGGTATATGCAAGCTGCTTACACAAGGACAGAAGCGAATATACTTTTAATCGCTGCTTACATTCAAGCAACTACTAAGTTATATGCTGCTGTAAGTGAAGACTCTGATGTTAAAACAAGTTCAACAACCGATATTGCGAGCGACTTAAACGCTGCTGGTTATGATAGAACTTTCATCCTTTATTCAACTGACTCGGAAAATTATCCTGAGGCTGCTTGGATGGGTTTCTGTTTACCATTAACACCTGGTGAAGAAACTTGGAAATTTAAAACTCTCAAGGGAATTACATTTGATGCTTTAACAGGAGGCGAGCAAACTTATATAAAAAATAAAAAAGCAAACTTCTATAACCAAGTCGGAGGCGTTAGCATTACTCAGGATGGAACTGTTGCAAGCGGTGAATACATCGACGTAATGAGAGGCGTTGATTGGATACAGGCGCGCATACAGGAGGAAGTTTACACTGTTCTAGTTAACTCTAAAAAAGTTCCATATACAAACAATGGTGTGAATACTGTTACGACTGCTATTCGTAAGGTTTTAAAACGTGCCGTGACTAATGGTGTTTTAGCAGACGATCCACAATTCACAATCACTGCTCCATTAGTTGCTGATATTTCTGTAACTGACAAAGGTAATAGATTACTTCCAGATATTAAGTTCACTGGAACGTTAGCAGGAGCAATCCATAAGATTAACATTTCAGGAACAGTTAGCTTATAACTAAAATAAAATTCACTATGAAAGGAATTTAATATTATGGCAGTTAAAACGTATGACCCAAAAGAAATATCAATTATTGTAGGCACGGCTTTTCTATCTGGTTTTGCTGATGGCAGTTTTGTTACAGTTAGACGAAATGCAGACACGTTTGCACTCCAAGTTGGAGCAGACGGAAAAGGTGTCAGAACAAAATCAAATGACAGATCAGGACAAATTGAAATAGTGTTGCAATCGGGTGCCGATAGTAATTCATTTTTATCTGACCTTGCTATTTCAGACGAAGCAACAAATGGTGGTTTAGTTCCTCTTACTATCAAAGATAACTTAGGGACTAAACTTCATTTTGCTGAACAAGCTTGGATTAAGAAGCAGCCAGACGATGCACTAGCTAAGGAAAATGGAGACATTACTTGGCTATTTGAAACTGACGACCTTTCAATGTATATCGGAAATTTAAAGAACAGCTAACAAATTTTAATAAAAAAGAATCGAGAAATTTATGAAAAGTCCTGAAATAATTACAATGAAAAATGGTGATACTTTAACAGTTTATTACCTAATGCCTCGTGAAGCGATTAAGCTTTTAAAATTTATGTTATCGACAGTTGGTGGAAGCTTTAGTGCATTAAAGGGATTTGATTTTTCTTTAGACTCAAAATTAGCCGAACTTAAAGGTGATATTATTGCTTCATTTATTACTAAGTTTGTAGAATTTGACGAAGACGAATTAATAAAATGGTGCGAAGTTATTTTATTGAATGTAGAAATAAATGGAAAGCGAGCAAAATTCGCTGACTTTCAAGGCGATCTTGTTACCATGTTTTCCATTGTAAAAATTGCTTTAGAGGTAAACTATAAAGATTTTTTCGGCGTACTAACAGGAAGCCTAGGAGCGGTGTTCAAAAAAATAAAGAACTAGACGAGTATACTTCGCTTGGAGTTGAACCGTCTATTAACGTTGACTGGTATATTTGGCGACCTGTTTTGCGACAGGTTGCTACACTTCAAGAGATAGAAACTCACTGGACACTTTACGACCTGTTAGATTGTCACGAAGCGCTCGACGTGACGGATGAATTAGAAAAAGCAAAGCATAACCAAGCAATGGCAAAAACAAAAGGGAAGTAAGACAATGGCTGAAACAGTACGCGAATTAATTACCAAGTGGGGATTTCAAGTTGACGACAAACCGCTTGATAAAATGAAAGAGTCAATCAATGGTGTTAAGGATGCACTAATGATTGTCGGTACTCAATTAATCGCTGCTGGTGGATACTTATTTGGTCTTACGAAATCCTTTGCTGATGCTGGTGATGCAGTAACAGATACCGCTTATAAGTTAGGAATTTCTACCACTGCACTTCAGGAGTTTGGTTACGCTGCTCAATTGTCTGGTTCAA